TACATCAGCCGGTCGCTCGCATCCAGCCAAAATGATTTGTCTAAATATTTATCCGGTGAAGTTTTTAAGGGGTTTAGTACCCATGCGATAGTTGCTTTCCGAAGCTTATCCAAAGAATTGCTAGGAACAAGACCCAGCTCACGACATACGAGACTATTAGTCGCAACGTGTATTTGTTCATCTCTGGAAATATCAGCTGATACT